CAATGTCATTACAACAGGTTTGCTTTAGAAGCGGAAACCGACACCTGCTGCTACACCGTGCTTACCAGTCTTACCCTCGAAGTCGGAGTAGCGATACTCAAGCTTCGTGTAAAGGTTTGGCGTGAGTGCGTATTCGACACCACCGCCTACACGGAAGCCCTCAAGCTCACGACCGCGGTTAAACGCGTTGATGTTACGATAGTTTGCATAACCAGCCTTGCCGTAAAGCATATACTTGTCATTGAACACGTAACCAAGGCGAACGTTTGCACCGATATCACGATCACGGTTAAAGATCTGATCAGTCGTTACTTCAACACCAACACGAACATTCGAATTGAAGCTCACTGGTGCATCGATACCTGCATTAAGACCGTAAATCACGTCCGAAGTCTCACGTGCATTGATAACGTCCTCGACGCCTACAGTTGCTTCAACACGTGGACCCGAGAACGACGTCTGTGCCATTGCTGGGCTTGCAACTGCCATAAGTCCTGCAACTGCTGCGAAAATCATCTTCTTCATACTTTATTCTCCTTACGTTGATTGAAATGTACCTGCAATATAATAGCAGATGTTGATTGAGGAATTTGTTGACTTAGCTCTCATAATACCTTGCGGAGAGATAGTCACATCATAGTCTGTTGACTTTAGTAGCTTGTTAATACTGTCAATCTTGACAATAACATTAAACGTTTCTACCGTTTCGCCAACAGGAACAATGAATGTGTTTGCATGCTTGTCCTGAATGTCGTGTGCTGATACGAACATTTGTCCGTCTGCACCGTACAACATAATCTCAGGTGCCTGCACAACGCCTACACCCTTGAATATACGTTGATACATATCAGAGGTCAACCTAAAATGAATATTTCCATCATCATCAGGAAATTTTACTTCCTTAGGTGCCTGAACAACTTCTGGGCTTGCTGCATTGAATACAAACTTACCCGAGTTCGTTCCGTTATTCGTAATTACGATCTTCATCGTATCACGGTCGATATCTATCTGAGGTTTATCAAACATAGACAACGCTGAATACAGCTGGATGCTGTCATGAATCGCAAACCCTTGATCGAACGAATCATCAAACACCGCTTCTGCAATGATTGTACGTCCTGCTGAACGATCTACACCAACTCCTCCACCGTCAGCAACCCGTACAAGGTTGCCTTCTGGGAAGACGATACCTTGTACGGAAATCTGAGTGAAGTTCTTGATGACTTCCATCATATCTGATGTAATTGCTACCATTATACCTTCTTTACGCCACCAGCAGTAGGATCTGCCTGAATTGATGCCAAATGACCAAGCGTTCCACCGAATGTGTAAGTGCCAGTATGAGTCAGCTTCATGAACGGACACATCCAGACCTTCATACCTGCTTTTCGTGTTTCCTGGCAGAAGAAATAATCCTCAGACAGATAACGCTTCGAGTCAGGATCGATTACACAATCAAAGTAAGCGTGAATCTCACGGTTGCCTTGGAAATGCTCAGAACGAATATGATCAGGCTTGTAGCTGAGGTGAGGCGTTGCTTCACGGTACTTTTCAAACGTCTTACGATGAATCATCATAAAACCAGTACCACCCTCTGCAATCTGGAACGGCGCATCGAGACTGACAGTCGTCTGACCGTTAGCATCGAGATTAATTACATAGTCACCTACATAATTCTCCAGGTTGTTTGGATCTTGGTCAGCAGCTCCCTTATCGACTGCAAGCTTGATCTTTTCCCATGATATGCACTTTTTAGGATAAGGTCCACACAGAACATCGTAACCAGAATCTTCATTCATCATGTCAAGCATGATCATAATGTCATCTGCAGAGAAGCCGATATCAGCGTCGATAAACATCAAATGCGTACAGTCTGAACGTAGAAACTCATCTACACAGTAGTTGCGAGCACGCTGAATCAAGCTTTCGTTAAACATGAAGTAGTGCTGGAAATGGATACCAAAGTCTTTCGCCTTTGATACAAGAGTTGCAAAGCTCGATGTAAACTGGCCAGTACACTGACCACCATACATTGGAGTTGCAACGAATAACTTCTTCTGACGAAGCTTGTCTAGATCAATCTGTACTTGCATCTGTTTGTTTCTCTAAGTGTCCTTTCGTATCATTATAAAATCCATCGTAAAGATGGTTCGTATCAGCTTTGAACATTACATACTGACCAACTCTACAGTTAGTCTCTAGCATGATCGCTCTGTTGCCTGGATTATGAAGTGTTCCTGCAACCATTCCAGTATAACCAGAATCATAAAGACCATTAGTCATAATCAAGCCGTTTCGAGCAAGAGTAGAACGAATCTGCAGAGTACCAGCATAACCTTCTGGAACAGTTGTTTCATGCTGTGTATGGAATTCAACAATCGACTGTGGAGGAATCACCCAACACGAGATTCCAGTTGCTCCGTCAAACACTTGCTGTGCAGGTTCACGAGAAGCAAATTGCTTAGACTGACTCTCACTAATCAGGACGGTATCATGAGAGTTGAAAACAAATAGAGCAGAAGCACGAATGTCAACAGCATTTGGCTGAATTGACTTTTCATCAACATTGGTGATGAAGTTCTTACTATGCACTATCATTCAGGTTGTACCGCTTCCGATTGCATCTGTTTTGAAATTGCCTTCACAAGATCCTCCATATTGATCTCACGAATCTCTCCGTTCGCAGGATCTGCATTTGGGTCGATTGTTGGAGTTTCATTTGGCTGGTCATAGAAGTCTGCGTACATTGCAAGAACGATGTAATGCATCGCCTTGAGCAGATCTTTCTTGTTCTTGCCTTCTTTCAGGCCATATCTACTTAGGTACTTTTCAGCAGTACCCACTGCAATTGTAGATAATTTTCCACGAGCGTGCCAGTAATCGAACAACTGAATGTTCTTATCACCAGCATAATGCTCGCCGTACGTACCTTTAATGTACGCAAACAGATCGTTTAAGATCTGATCTTCATTATAGTTCATGATTTAGGGGTACCTGGTTTGCGTTATAAGCTCGGACACGAGCATCAATAAACGCAATGTTATAGTTCATATCGGAAAGACGACTTTCGTCCAAATCAATAGCAAAGTCAACATGAGACTTTACTTTACCGTTGATCAAACCAGTTGGGCTGTTGTCAAAACGAACACCTTCAATACCTGCCCATGCTGCAGCGGAGCTGTCCCATGAATCGATAAAGTCTGGAAAGCGCATTGCTTCACCAATTTCGTTAGGACCATCAGTCATACCAAGGAAGTGAATCTTCTTGCCATTCTTCTTAGCAAGCTGAATCAAACCACGATGGAATAGTTCGGCACAAAGCGTAAGACGTGCAAGATACGTCTGAATACTACCTGGTTGATCAACGCCGTATGCATTTGGAC